ACAGAAGGTACAGGATTAGGCAAATATCTTAATTTAAACACTAATGGAGCAGCAGTAACTAACACAAACAATGGTTTTACATCTGTTAATTCAAATACTTTTACAAGTAATTTAACAACTAACACAAACGATACCATAGCTTATGTTTTTCATAGCGTTGCAGGTTATCAATCCATAGGGACTTATACAGGTTCAAGTTCAGCAGTAACTGTGGATACAGGTTTTAATCCAAAATGGGTATTAATTAAAAGAACTAATTTAACAAATAAAGACTGGTGTATATTTGACCAAGTAAGAAGTGGTGGAAATAATATGAATGATTTTTTAGTTGCTGGTACTACTGCTGCTGAATTTACTAATGCGGGTGATACATTTATAAATGGTTTATCAAATGGATTTAGTATTAATGCAGGAGTGTGGGATGGTTTAAATGCAAATGGAGGTGAATATTTTTATTGGGCAATAGCACGCTGATAAAAATACACAATAAATACTTATATTTACTTAAATTTAATACAATGAAAAAACAAATTAAAACAGAAGAGCTTACTAAGCTTCAAAATTTAGCTACAATCATTAAAACAACTCAAGAACAAGTTGGAAATTTAGAAGTACAAAAACATATATTACTTCATAAATATGACATACTTAATCAGGAATTAAATAAATTTAAAACAGAGTTGCAAGATACATATGGAGATGTAAGTATCAATATAGAGGACGGTAGCTTCAAAAAAGTTAAAAATGAATCTAATAAGAAAGATTAGTATTGGTCGTGATTATAAAAATGACGCAATGCATTATAGTGTAGGTCAAGAGGTTTTTGGAGGACATACAATATCTGAAATAATAGAGGTTGAAAACGAATATAAAATTTATATTAAAAAAAAAGATGAGGTTTTACCTTGGAAACATTTTAATAAAAACATGGCTATAGCTGTAGAATATAATTTAGAATATTAATGCGTAATATACACTGTTATATAGTAGAACCAAAAAACGGTAGATACAGCAATAGTAAATCTATAGGCGATAAAAATTTAATATTAAATACGAGTATAGAGGATCATAAGTTTGTTAATAGAAATGGTATAATAAAACAGTTGCCTATAATAAATGATAATGAGTATTTAAAAGTTAATGATGAAGTTATAGTTCATCACAACGTATTTAGAAGATATTATGATATTAGAGGTAAAGAAAAAAACAGTAGTAGCTATTTTGAAGAAGATAAGTTTTTTTGTTACCATGATCAAATTTTTTTATATAAACGCAATAATAAGTGGTTTACACCACCAGGTTTTTGTTTTGTAAAACCAATACATAACGATAATAGTTTAGATATTAGTAAAGAAAAACCACTAACAGGCGTTTTAAAGCACCTAGGGAACGATCTAACAAACTTAAACTTAAGTAATGGCAATATAATAGGCTTTACACCAAATAGTGAGTATGAATTTGTTGTAGATGGCGAAAGACTATATAGAGTACCAGTAAATTCAATATCAATTAAATATGAAAGCAAAGGATCTGAAGTCGAGTATAATACAAGCTGGGTATAAAGCGGTACATGAACTAATAAGAGTAGCAGAAGAAGAAATTATAGTTGAAGGTGGTGAAGATGAACTAGCAGCTGATAGATTAAAAAATGCTGCTGCTACTAAAAAGCTAGCTATATTTGATGCTTTTGAAATATTAACACGTATAGAAGCAGAGAAGAATTTAATGGAAAATAAACCATTAGAAACAAAAGAAAGCTTTAGTGGTTTTGCAGAACGAAGATCTAAATAATGTATAAGCAAACACTTATAAAAGAAATTACACCTATAAAACCTAATGTAATAAAAAGGTTAAATAGGTATAATAAATGGGAGTATGGTTATAACAAAGAACATGATATAATTGTTATAAGTAAAACTGGTAAAATAGGTAAAATTGTAGAAATACAAAATCTGTGTATAGCATTACCTGAAGAGCCAAAAATTATAGACAATAAAGACGATAAATGGGTTGCAGAAGATTACCCTAAAGATTTAAAAAACATTAATAGTATATTTGATTGGGAATCATATCCATCTAATTTTAAAAATAAATGGTTTGCTTATATTGATCAAGAGTTTACAAGAAGAGAACAAGGTTATTGGTTTGTTAATAAGAATATTTCTACTTACATTACTGGTTCTCACTACATGTACTTGCAATGGACTAAGATTGACGTTGGGAAGCCAGACTACAGAGAAGCCAATCGTATATTCTTTATATTCTGGGAAGCGTGTAAAGCCGATAAACGTTGTTATGGAATTTGCTACCTCAAAAATAGACGGTCTGGATTTAGCTTTATGTCATCCGCAGAATCTGTTCATCAAGCAACAATTACATCAGATGCAAGGTTTGGTATATTATCAAAATCAGGATCTGATGCTAAAAAAATGTTTACCGATAAAGTTGTACCAATATCCGTCAATTATCCGTTTTTTTTCAAACCAATACAAGACGGAATGGATAGACCAAAATCAGAACTTGCTTATAGAGTTCCAGCGTCTAAACTAACTAAAAAGTCAATTACAGAAAAAAGTGAAAAACAGATACTGGAAGGCTTAGATACAACAATTGATTGGAAAAATACAGGTGATAACAGTTATGATGGTGAAAAATTAAAACTATTAGTTCACGATGAATCAGGTAAATGGGAAAGACCTGATAATATATTAAACAATTGGCGTGTAACAAAAACAACATTAAGACTAGGTAGTCGTATTATAGGTAAATGTATGATGGGTTCAACATCTAACTCTTTAGATAAAGGTGGTAATAATTTTAAAAAACTATATTATGACTCAAATGTTACACAACGAAATAAAAATGGCCAGACTAGCTCAGGATTATATTCTTTGTTCATACCTATGGAATGGAATTACGAAGGATACATGGATGTTAATGGATACCCTGTCTTCAATACGCCGAAAACATCCGTCGTTGGAGTTGATGACGAGTATATCGACACCGGAGTTATCGAGTTTTGGGAAAACGAAGTAGATGGTTTAAAACATGACAGTGATGGTCTAAACGAATATTATAGACAATTTCCTAGAACTGAAGAACATGCTTTTAGAGACGAGGCAAAAAATAGCATATTTAATTTAACTAAAATCTACGAGCAAATAGATTATAATGAAGATGCTATTAGAACTGGTTATGTTACACAAGGGAGTTTTATATGGGAAAACGGAATTAAAGACACTAAGGTTTTATTCACGCCAAACAAAAGCGGTAGATTTTTTGTTAGCTGGACACCTCCTAAGAATTTAGAAAATAATGTAATAGTAAAAAACGGTACTAAATATCCAGGTAATGATCACATGGGCGCTTTTGGATGTGACTCATATGATATATCAGGTACAGTAGATAATGCAGGTTCAAAAGGTGCGTTGCATGGTTTAACAAAGTTTAGTATGGAAGATGCACCACCAAATACTTTTTTTTTAGAATATGTAGCTCGGCCACAAACTGCTGAGATGTTTTTTGAGGATGTTTTAATGGCTGTTATTTATTATGGTATGCCAATATTAGCAGAAAACAATAAACCAAGATTACTATATCATTTTAGAAGAAGAGGTTATAGAGGTTACTCTATGAATAGACCAGATAAATTATGGAACAAGTTGTCTGTTACTGAAAGAGAAATAGGTGGTATACCAAATACGTCTGAGGATATAAAGCAAGCACACGCTGCTGCTATAGAAACTTATATAGAAAAATATGTTGGTTATAACGAAGGAGATATTGGTAATATTTACTTTAATAGAACACTCAATGATTGGGCAACGTTTGATATTAACAAAAGAACTAAATATGATGCTACTATTAGCTCTGGTCTTGCTATCATGGCTTGCAATAGGCATTTATATAGTCCAAAACAAAAAATTGATAGAGAATCATTGGGAATAAAAATAAAAAGATTTAATAACAAAGGAATGCATTCGCAAATAATTAAATAGCATGGCTGAAACAATTTTAAAAAGTTCATTTCCAAGTCAAATAGCAAGTGATGCTGAAAAAGCTAGTCTTGAATATGGACTTAAAGTAGCAAAAGCAATAGAACACGAGTGGTTTAAAAGAGACTCAGGTGCTACACGTTTTTACTCTAATAGAGACGAGTATCACAGATTAAGGTTATATGCTAGAGGTGAACAGTCTGTAAAAAAATATAAGGATGAACTTTCTATAAACGGCGATTTATCTTATTTAAATTTAGACTGGAAACCAGTACCTATTATACCAAAATTTGTAGATATAGTTGTAAATGGTATGTCAGATAGACTTTATGATGTAAAAGCATACTCTCAAGATGATTCTAGTGTAAAAAAACGTACTGATTACATAGAGTCAATATTAACAGACATGCAAACTAAAGATTTTACAAATCAAGTAGAATCTGAGTTAGGTATTGATATAAGAAATAGTGATCCTAATAATTTACCAGAAAATGAAGAAGAACTTGCATTACATATGCAGTTGGATTATAAGCAAGCAATAGAGATTGCTGAAGAGCAAGCTATAAACAGTATTTTTAATAGTAACAAGTATGATTTAACAAAAAGACGTGTTAATTATGATTTAACTGTAATAGGTATTGGATGTGTAAAAAACAATTTTAATAAATCTGAAGGTATTAAAATAGAGTATGTAGATCCTGCTGACGTAGTTTATTCATATACACATTCACCTTATTTTGATGATATATATTATGTTGGTGAAGTTAAGTCTGTTACGGTAAATGAGTTAAAAACACAGTTTCCAGAATTAACAGATGAGGATTTAAAGGAGTTAACAAAACAAGGAGTTCAAACACCTTCTTTACATAATAGGTTTATAAATGAAGATTCTGTATTAGATGCAAACTCTATACAAGTTTTATATTTTAATTATAAAACATATAACAATGAGGTGTATAAAGTAAAACAAACAGCTTCAGGCGCGCTCAAAATTATAGAGAAAGACGATCAGTTTAATCCACCAAAAGATGCTAGAACTTTATTTGATAAAATATCAAGATCAGTAGAAGTTGTATATGATGGTGCTTTTGTTTTAGGAACAAAAAGAATGTTAAAATGGGGAATATCAAAAAACATGATAAGGCCTAAGAGTGATACTACAAAAGTAATGATGAATTACAATGTTGTTGCACCGCGTATATATAAAGGTCGTATAGAATCATTAGTTAGCAGAATTACTGGTTTTGCAGACATGATACAACTAACTCATTTAAAACTACAACAAGTGTTATCGCGTATGATACCTGATGGTGTATATTTAGATGCTGATGGATTAGCAGAAATTGACTTAGGTAATGGTACAAACTATAATCCACAAGAAGCATTAAATATGTTTTTTCAAACAGGTTCTGTAATAGGTAGATCGCTTACACAAGAAGGTGATATGAATCCTGGTAAAGTTCCAATACAAGAACTTACATCTAATGGTGGTAATAATAAAATAAGTTCACTTATTAGTACTTATAATTATTATCTACAAATGATTAGAGATGTAACAGGTTTAAACGAAGCACGTGATGGTTCTTTGCCTGATGCTAATGCTTTGGTTGGTGTACAAAAACTTGCCGCTGCTAATTCTAATACGGCAACTAGACACATACTACAGTCAAGTCTTTTCTTAACTATTAAAACAGCAGAAGCTATTAGTCTTCGTATATCAGACATATTAGAGTTTTCTCCTACTAGAGATGCTTTTATATCTAGTATAGGAAGATTTAACGTTGGTACTTTAGAAGATATTAAAAACATGCATTTACATGACTTTGGTGTATATATAGAACTAGCTCCTGATGAAGAAGAAAAACAATTATTAGAAAATAACATACAACAAGCACTTTCTAAAGATCAAATATACTTAGAGGATGCTATTGACATACGAGAAGTTAAAAATCTTAAACTTGCAAATCAATTATTAAAAGTACGTAGACGTAAAAAGCAAGAAAAAGATCTAGAAATGCAACAACAAAATATACAAGCTCAATCACAGGCTAATGCGCAAGCTCAACAAGTTGCTGCACAATCAGAAGTACAAAAACAACAAGCTATAACACAACAAAGTTTACAGTTAGAACAAACTAAAGCTAATTTAGAAATTACACG